CGCGATTTCTGACATTATCGCAACAACCATTGAAAACCGTTCGCGTTCTGCAACGGACAACTTAACCAACAACAACGCATTGCTGAACCGTCTTAAAAAACGCGGCAATGTAAAGACCATTTCAGGCGGCTCTCAAGTGCTGCAAGAATTGTTCTATGACGACTCCACCACCAACACAGCGTCAAGCTATGCTGGTTATGAAACGCTGAATATTAGCCCTGATTCTCCAATCAGTGCCGCAGCGTTTAACGTTAAACATTACGCTTCTAGCGTGACTATTTCCGGCCCTGAACTGCTGGCAAATAGTGGCAAAGAACAAATGATTGATTTGCTGGCAACTCGTGTTGAGATTGCAGAGGCGCGATTAGCTAACAAAATCGACCTTGACTTGCACGGCTTGGAGTCAGGTAATAGCGGTAAAAACATGGCTGGTTTGGCGGATATGCTACCAACAGGTACAGCAGGCTCACGCGTGAACTCCGGTACTTACGGCGGTATTTCTCGTGCTACTTGGTCATTCTGGCGGCATTGGTATGAGACTGGCACGAGTGCAACAGGTGCGGTATGTACATCTTCAACCATCCAACGTGCCATGAACAAAGTTGCTTTGAAACTGGTGAGAGGTACAGATAAGGTTGATTTGGTGTATGCAAGTGAGGAGTCATTCAACTTGTATTTGCAATCCTTGCAAGCCATTCAGCGTATCACCAATGAATCCGACATGGCGGCGGCTGGTTTCACTGGCTTGAAATACTATGGTGGTGGCGGGTCTGCTGATGTGATTTTGGGTGGTGGTATCGGTGGCAACGCTTCCGCAAATACCATGATGTTCTTGAACACCAAGCATATTTTCTTCCGTCCACATGCTCAACGTAACTTTGTGGCTATTGGTGGTGATCGCCAGTCTGTCAATCAGGATGCTGTAGTGCGCTTGATGGGTTGGAGCGGATGTCTTTCATGCGATGGCTTGGAATTCCAGGGCCGTTTAGACTCTAACACATAAGGGGGATTTATGCCTTTTTCAAGCACGGCGCTAATTGGCGCAAAACTTCCGGCTGTTGATACCGTTGCTGATGTTGTGGCGATGGGTGGACAGCCTCCACACAGAATCGGCACTCAAGTATGGGGCGATGATGGGAAACTGTATGTTTATGCGAAAGCTAACGCCACCATCACAGCATCAACCGCAGTATGTACCGTGAACGCTACCACGTTCTTAGCTACTGCTTCTGGTGGCTCTTACACCTCACCAGCAACAGCAATGGTATCTGGTGACTATGGCTGGTTCAGTAAAGCCAGCGTTTAAGGACTTTTAGCCAAGGATGGCTTTTAACTTTTAAACCTCGACAGGTGAAAAATGAGTGAAGAATTAAGCTATACCGGCGAAACAGCCGGCGATGAGAATCTGAATGTAACCTTTTACAAGGTAGTAAACGAGGAAGGTAACGAGTTGGTTTATGTGCGAATCGCCATTCCAGGCAATGACTGTTCGATTATTGAAGAACCTGTAAACGATCATTACAAGGCACGATTCAGAAAACAATGGGAAGTGTTTAATAACGTCAGAAAGATGACAGGCACACCCATTGAACAGTGGGAAGGATGCCCGGACGCAATGGTTCGTGAGCTTAAAAAGCTGGAATTCAATTACATAGAGCAACTTGCCAGTGCCCCCGATAACTTACTCCAGGGCATCATGGGCGGTGCGACATGGCGCAAGAAAGCACAGGACTATTTAGAGCGTAACAAAGTTACTCCTGAAATGGTCATGAATGCTCAACAAGCGCAGATTGAAGAATTAAAGCAGCAAGTAGCAGCACTGACCAGCAGACGAAAATCAACTGAATAGGTAACTCATGGGTACGTTGTTAGAGAATGTAACAGACGCATTAGACGAATTGGGTTTGGCGCGGGTTTCAACCGTCACAGGCTCTAACAACTCCACAGCACGGCAAATGCTAGGCTTATTTAACAGGGTGGGCGACCTGCTGTTAAATGAAATGGACTGGCAATTCATGGCTAAAGAGCATCGTTTTCAGACGGTGTTCTACCAATACACAGGCAATACCACAGCAGGCAGTACCACTATCAGCGGCTTATCGAGCGTGGTTGGATTGTCTACTGATTTCATGGTGACAGGTGGCGGGATTCCACAGGATACTTTTATTGTATCGGTTGGCGTGTCCAGTGTCGTATTGAGTCAACCCATACCCAATACTGCCACGGGTGTTACCTTCACCTTTGGGCAGGCACTGTATGCCATGCCAAGTGATTACGACCATATCGTTAATCATACCCAGTACAACAAAACGAATCGGTGGGCTGTTGTGGGGCCCAAAACCCCGCAGGAATGGCAATGGCTCAAAGCGAGCTATATCACCACAGGGCCAAGGATGCGTTTCCGCATAATGGGTGATAAGTTTGCTCTATGGCCTATGCCGACCAGTCAAGTCACATTAGGTTTTGAATATCAGTCTAAAGATTGGGTGATTGATAACAGTGGATCCACAAAAGCCAAGTTTACAGCCGACACAGATACCAGCGTCTTTCCTGATAGGTTGATGGTCATGGGCGCAAAGATGCGATTCTTAGAGGCTAAGGGGCTGGATTCAAGCGCAGAGGCGGCATACTTCACACGAGAATTGAGCAAGTTCAAGGCCATGAATAGCGGGGCAGATACGCTCAGTCTTGCGCCTAGTTCGGCAGGTGTATTGCTGACGACTGCCAATATCCCAGACACCGGATTTGGAGGGGTTGTCTAATGGACGCTAAACGACTCGCGGAAGCACTTAAAAACCATGCGTCAGAAGTTTACGATACGCTGACAGGCAACGAGAGGATTAAAGACAGGGCTAAAGGTTACACAGAGCCGTTTAAAAAGGGCGTGCTTTCATCATTCCCAATGCTAAGCAAAGACCCGCAAAATGTCACTATTACAGACATGTTGAGTAGTGGCTTTGGGGTGATACCTGGTACATTCATCGGCCCAAAAGCTGCAACATGGAGCGCAGACGCAGCAGCAGCAGCTACAAAGATGCTAGATGATGGTATAGACCCTGCTCAAGTCTGGAAAGAGCATCTGATTGGCCGTATGCCTGATAAAAGTCTGTTTTCTGAAATACCAGATAATCAGGCTTTTTATAGAGGTAGTGAGGCGGCAGGTAGCAGCTATGCCAATGATGTTTATTTACATCCTGATCTGTATGACAATTACAAAGGATTGTCTAATATCAGGATTAAAGAGTTTGACGGTAACGGCGGAAGTTATGACGATACAGGAATGATAGCCAGTATAGGCCAAAATAACGCAAGCTCTACAATGGCGCACGAACTCCAACACGCCATACAGCAGCGAGAAGGATGGGCTAGGGGTGGGAGTCCTGAAGGAATGGCTGTTGAATATTCAAACGCCCGTAAAAATTGGGATTTTTTCACAGATGCAAAAATGCTAATGGATGAAGCGTTAAAAAATCATGGTGGAAGTTTAGACAATGCCTTAAAAGAAGCAAAAGAAGCCGGATTTGATGATTTAAGCCAAGAGCATATAGACGCAATAATGCGGATGGGTGAAAAGGGAATTGCAAAAAAAGCTATGGAAGCTGAAAGCGCATTAAAAGAGCTTGCACCTCCATTTTCCCAACAATATGGCGACATGGGGCATAACTTATACAAGCGACTAACCGGCGAAGCCCAAGCCAGAGCCACACAAGACAGGCTCAACATGGACATGCAGCAAAGGCGCGAGAATTACCCGTTAGCCGGTGGAAAACTGTCTGATATACCGTTGGAGCAGTTAATTTATCGGTATAGCTCGAAACTACTACCCGCCACCATGCTAGGCTTTGGCATGGCAAATCAAGATAAAAATCCACTAGCAGAGGCGCTACGCAATGGCTATTAATCGCGGGCGTAAATCTTCGGCAATTTCTATTGCTGCTCCTGTGGGCGGCTTGAATGACCGCGATTCTATTGCGGATATGGGTTCTGAGTATGCCATACAGCTTGACAACTGGTTTCCTGGTACTCGTTCGGTTTCGGTGCGTGGTGGTTCGGTGCTTCATGCGTCCGGTTTGCCTGCTACGGGCGAAACGCTTATGGCATATCAGGGGATTTACGCCAGTTCAAGCGTTAACAGGCTTTTTGCGGCGGCGGATGATTCAATCTATGACATAACCGCAGGCGGGGTGATTACTAGCGCAGCAGTCACAGGTAAATCCAATGCTCGATGGGATTATGTGAATTTTGCCAACAATGGCGCGTCTTATCTGGTGTGTGTGAATGGCTCAGATTTGCCCATGTTTTACAATGGTGACACTGTTAGCGGCTGGCAACCATCGGGTACAGGCTATGCAACAGCGATAACAGGCGTTACAGCGTCAACCTTCACACAAGTTGCAGTCTGGAAAAATAGACTGTTCTTTGTGCAAAAGAATAGCCTATCGTGCTGGTATCTTGGCACGGGCGCAATTGGTGGATTGGCTAGTGAGCTTAACTTCGGTGGTGTGGCGAAACTGGGTGGGCATTTAGTAGCTATCACCACGCTAACCAGTTCGGCAGGCGTTACACCTGATGATTATCTGGTTGCTATCACTTCGGAAGGTGAGTGCTTAGTCTATCGAGGCACAGACCCGACCAGCTCAACCACGTTCGGCTTAGTGGGTGTGTTCCGTATTGGTAGACCTATTGCTAACGGTTCCAACATGCAGGGAGGGCGATTTATTAGCCGGATTGGTGCTGATGTAGTGGTTATTACTGCTGATGGCATGGTTACACTACAAAGCATGATGAACTTTGATGTATTGAGCCAGCAAAAGACTATCAACGATACGATTATCAATACCGTTACGCAGTCAGTGACTAAGTACAAGTCTAATTTTGGATGGCAAGCGAAACTATGCCCCATGCAGAATAAGCTTATTATCAACGTACCAACTGCCGAAGGCTCGCAATCATTCCAATATGTGATGAATACCATTACGGGCGCATGGTGTCGTTTCCTGGGTTGGAGTGCTACCTGCTTTGAGATATTCCAGGATAGTATCTATTCAATTATTGGTGATAATGTCTATATTATGGACATTCAAAACGCTAATGATTTTATGTCCAGCACCAGCCAAGGAAACCCGGTTAATGCAGCAGTAAAAACAGCGTTTGTATATGCGGGTGGTCGTGGACAGCAAAAGCAATACACACTAGCCAGACCGTTATTAATATCAGCAGGATCATTAAGCCCATTAATTAATATCAATACTAACCTGATGGATGAACCTATTTCCGGTGAGGTTGACGTATCTAGCGGCATAGTGGGCGCACGGTGGGATTACAGCAAATGGCAGCCAGCCTCAACCTCTGCAAAATGGGGTGATGATAATGTACAGTTTCAGGACTGGGTAACTGTTAACGGTATCGGTTACTGTGTAGCGTTAAAAATGCAGGTTCAGCTTGATACTAATAAGTGCGATTGGCAAGGATGGGAGTTGCAATTTATGAAGGGTGGCTTGATATAATAAAACCATGATAGTTACCGGGCCAGATATAGCTAAATGGGCGGAAGCCAGGATGGGTGGGTACGGCTTTGATAATCCAATGGGATTTGGTATAATTAGGCGAGATAAATTAGTGGGTG